GAACAAATGAAGGAGATACAATTTTTATATTAGATTAAAACTCGAGTATAAACATTATAAATAACTATATGGCAAACCTATCAGATAAACAAGTAAATGATAATTATAGAAAATCGAAAGTCGATTCGCGAAAAAGGCAGTGGACAGATTTAGATTTATCTTTAACCATACATCCAATCCGTAAAGATATCGTACCTTTACGTGATGATATGGCAATACGGAATGCTATAAAAAATTTGCTCGTGTCTAATTTTTATGAGAGACCGTTCGCAGTAACGAAAGGTGCTAACCTTCGTTCGTTATTGTTTGAACCCGCTGACCACTTTACAAAAATCTCAATGCGTGATAATATTAAACGAGTGATTAAAAGATATGAGCCTCGTGTAGATTTATTAGGAGTGGATATAATAGACAGAAGAGACGACAACGCATATAAAGTAATAGTCAATTTTCGTATAAAAGAAAATGATACAGAAGAGACGGTGGATATCGTACTCAGAAGATTAAGGTAAAATTATGGCAACCAATTTAAAAGTAACAGAATTAGATTTCGATGATATTAAAAATAATTTAAAGAACTTCCTTAAACGTCAAAACGAATTTAGTAGTTATGACTTTGAAGGTAGTGGTTTAAATATATTGTTAGATGTGCTCGCATATAATACTCATTATAATGCGCTCAATGCTCATTACAGTTTAAACGAATCCTTTTTGGATTCAGCTCAGATCAGAGGTAATGTTGTTACCCGTGCAAAACTATTAGGGTATATACCTCGTTCAGTATTATCACCTCGTGCTGTTGTTAATATTACAGTAGACTTAACAGGTTCTGCAGGTGATGGCCATAACTTTGATAATCCTTTAACACTTAATAGAGGTACTAAGTTAAGAACAGTATTACCTGATGGTGAAGAATACAAATATCTTGTTCTTAATAATAATACAGTAAACGATATTGGTGAGAAATATATTTTTAATAATGTTACTTTAGTAGAAGGTGAGTTAAGAGAACTCAAGTATAGAGTTGATAATGATATTGAGAACCAGAAGTTCCAACTATCTGATGTGAATGCAGATACTTCTACTTTAAGAGTCAGAGTACAACAGAATGAGAACAGTAATAGTTTTGATATCTATACTCAGTTTGAATCATTAGATAAAGTTGATTCTGAGTCAAAAGTATATTACTTACAAGAGAATCCATCAGGGTTCTATGAAATATACTTTGGTGATGGTGTTACTGGACGTAAGCCAACTAATAACGAAGTTGTAACTATTGATTATGTTATCACAAGTGGTTCAGAAAGTAATGGTGCAACAACATTCTCAATGGTTGATGCTGTTGCAGGATTTACGCCGGATGCTCCAGTAACTGTAAGTGCTTCAGTCGGTGGAGTAGATAAAGAGACAACAGAGAGTATTCGATTCAATGCTCCGCTAACATTTATTACTCAGAACAGAGCTGTTACTTCAGAGGACTATGCTTCTATAATTAAAAAGAACTTTGCTAATGTCGATAGTATATCTACATGGGGTGGTGAAGATAATGATCCACCTGATTATGGTAAAGTATATGTATCTATTAAACCACTATTAGCAACAAGTCTAACAGACTCAGAAAAAAATACAATTAAAGATTCAATATTAAAAGGTAAGAATATTGTTTCGATTATACCAGAGATTGTGGATCCAGAGTTTACATATTTAGAATTAGATGTATTCTTTAAATATAATCCAAACCTTACAGATAGGTCTGCTGTTGATTTACAATCTGTTGTAAGAGATACTATTACAGATTATAATTTTGATAACCTAAATAAATTCGATGGTGTATTCAGATACTCACAATTAACAAAAGCAATTGATAATGCTGACCCATCTATTATTAACTCAACATTACGTCCAAGAATGTATCAAACATTTACACCAACAGCAAATGTAATTAATTCAAAAGAATTAAAGTTTGCTGCGCCATTCTATTTGTCAGGACAATCAACTAAAATGATTTTATCATCAACAGCATTTAATGTAGGTGGTGTAAAACATTACTTTGGTGATATACCTATTTCAGGAAGTACTAAACGTCAAGTAATAGTTTATAAACAAGTTGATGGAGAGAACATTACATTAGTGCCTAACGCTGGTGAATTAGATCCAGAGAAAGGTACTATTATTTTAAATAGTTTTACACCAGATGATAATACAGCAATTACTCTTACAGTAGTTCCTAATAGTTTGGATATAGCACCAAAAAGAAATCAGTTGTTATCAATAGTAAACGATAAAGTTGTAATTACTCCACAAGTTGATACTATTGCAGTCGGTGGTTCATCAGGTTCTATTGATTATACAACAACATCGAGAATTAAATAATGCCATATAAAAAGACATATTCTCCAGGCGTTTTAGAAAATAATACTTCTACGCTTGAAGGTACTAAGGAAGATATTCGTCTTGACCAATTATTACCAGAGAATATAGTAAATGATAATGATAAGCTAAAGAAATTTTTAGAAGCTTATTATACATTTATGAATATGGACGAATTCATATTCACAGAGAATGAAACGTTTACAGACAGAGTTGCAAATGGTCAAGTAAGGTTTAGAGTATCAGACCCTAAGAATGAAAATAATAAATTCTTTAATGATCCTACTGGTGCTGACTCAGTACTTAAAGTAACAAACGCTGTCACTGGTAATATAGATACTATTCCATTAAGTTCAAGGAACGTAGAGATTACAAACGGTAATGAATTACCAGGTTCATTGGCAGGTACAACAAACCAAACAGGTAAAACATTAACTATTCTAAATACATCTGTGAATGGTGTAAAGTTAAGTGATACAACTACTCAAGATGCTGAAGGTAATAGTATAGCTGAAACTCCAAAGTATGAAGGACAGATTGCTACATTGGTAACTCCTGTTACCAACTGGGTAGGTCCTGGTCCATCATATGTTATGAATACTATTGAACAAGCAATGGATATTGATAACAACGGTTTAAATTATTTGGAACTAATGCAAAAAGAAATAGCAGCTACAGTTCCAAGGTCAGTAACAGTTAATAAAAGAAATCTTTATAAACAAATAATTGACTTTTATAAACTCAGAGGATCAAGAGAATCTATTGAAATCTTTTTTAGATTATTATTTAATGATACTGCTGAAGTAGAGTTTCCTTATGATTATACATTAATACCATCGTCTGGTGCGTGGGATGTTAATTCATCTTTACCAAAAGGTGGACAGTATTTAGATAATAAAGGTTTCTTATCTGATAGTATTAAGTTACATGACAGTCATAGGTATCAAAAGTTTAGTTATTTAATTAAGTCTGGTATTAATATATCTGATTGGGAATATTCTTTTGATAGATTAGTTCATCCAGCTGGGTTTATATATTTCTCAGAGATATTAATATTCTTAGAGTTTATTGAAGGAGCTATTACTAATCTATTAAGTAAGATGCCAGGTACTCAACCAGGTATTATTGGTCCGGAAGATATACCATTAGTAATTACAGCCTTTGCTTCTCAATACTTACCTAATGTAGAAGCTAAGATACATCGTAATGCTCAGATATCTTTGACACTTAATAGTTCTGGTGCAGTAACAAATGTTGATATATTAAATCCTGGATATGGTTATTCATCAGCACCGGCAATTACATTTAACGGAACACCTAAGACAGGACAGACTGGAGTAAATCCAAGTATCAGTATAACGATTGATAGTAAAGGTAGATTGCAAGAAGATGGTATTACAATTAGTAGTGCAGGAAATAATTGGCAATCTCTATTTGCTTCAGTAGCAGCAAATACAAATGCTGGTAAAATATCTACATTAGAAATGATAGGTAGAGCAGACAAGACATATTCATCTGCACCTACTATTGTACTAGATGCTCCTACATCTACTGATGCAGATGGTAATTTATTAGGAACAAACGTTCAAGCTACTGGTACATTTACTTTAGATTCTGAAGGGGAAATATCTTCTGTTAATATAACAAATGTAGGTAATGGTTATATCCTAGATCCTGGATTGAGAATCAATAGTTCATCAATGAATGAAAATAGAGTAAAAGAAACTCCTGAAACTATATTACTTCAGTTAAATCATACAGAAGAAAAACCATTCTCTGGTAAACAAACTAATCCAACAGGCTCAGGTTCTGTTAGAGCAAGAACATTATATAATGGTGGATTATTAAAAATTGGTGTATTAACCTCAGGACAAAACTGGACAGTGACTCAGGAATCAACTGGAAACACTAAACAGACTCCAGCTCATGAAGTTAAGTTAAGAAATCCAAATTTTAGAACCATTATAAATAATGGATATAAACAAAGAAAAGGTATTAATAACTTTTTCACATCGTCTAGATTGTTTGATAGTAACCAAACAATTGAGTTTTTAGGGAGCAATACTCTTCAAACTATAGACTCAACTAATATAAATAAATATAACACGTCTACTTTTATAGACATTGAATAAGAAGGGAAACAATTATGGCAGCAATAGTAACATCAAATTTTAGAGTTTTAAATGCAGAAAACTTTAAGGCAGATGTAGGTACGGATAAAGTATACGTTGGTATAGGTAAAGCAGATGCGTGGTCAGATTCCACGTCAGATGTTACCGACGATCCTGTCTCACCAGAGTATCTACCAAATGATCATTTGGACGATGAAGGTCAGGCAAGAGCTAACCTACTCGCTTTAAAGAAAGTCGCAGCAAGTGATATATCACACGTAGTAACCAGACATAACTGGGCATCAGGAACAACATACGATGATTGGGATTCAAATGATCCTAACATCTTTGATAAAAAATTCTATGTATTAACATCAGAGTTTAAAGTATACAAATGTATATTCTCTCCTGCTACTCCATCAACAATACAACCTGTACAAACACTTACAGCTCCAACAGCAGAGTCTGATGGATATATCTGGAAGTATATGTATACAATATCTACTGCAGATTCTGAGAAGTTTCTCACAACATCATATATGCCTGTTAAAACAGTTTCCCTAGCATATGCAGATGATGATGCTGCTGAAGCTGCTTTATCAGAAGCAGACTATGCTCAATATTTAAATCAGAAAGCATCAAGAGACCACGCTAAAGCTGGTGGTATTGAAAGAATCCATGTTACTTCAGGAGGTAGTGGATATGATAGTAAACCAACGGTTACAATTTCTGGAGACGGAAGTGGTGCTGATGTTCAAGCGGCTCAGGTAACAATGGCTGGGTCAGGTGGATCTCAAACCGTATCAGCAATTGCTTTAACTGATAAAGGAACAGATTATAGAGTAGCTAAGGTTAGTTTCTCAGGCGGTACTCCAGATACAGTTGCTCAAGCAAGAGCAATTCTTGCACCTAAGCAAGGACATGGTGTTGACCCTGTTAGAGAATTAGGTTCTTTCTTTATATCATTAAATACTAAACTTGATAATTCATCAGGTGATGATATTACTACAGGTAATGATTTTAGACAAGTTCTATTACTAAAAGATCCACAAGTACATAATGCAGCTGCTTATGGTGGTGCTGCAGCTACTGCAGATGTAATTAAACCAATGAGTGGTTTAGATGTAGCATCTGGTACAATTGCTAACCTACAAGTAGATGAAGTGATTGTTGGTAATAGTGGCAATTCACCTACTGCATTTGTAACTCAAGTAGATACAACTAACGGTATCGTATATTATCATCAGAATGATAAGACAGGATTTGAACCATTTGATGACGGCGAAACAATTCAGGGTCAGACATCTAGTACATCTTTAGTATTAGAATCATCAAATGCAAATGTTGTATCAGGTACCGGTGTTGATAGAAGATCGGGAGAACTCTTATTCTTAGAGAATAGAGCGCCAATTAGTAGAAGTGCAACACAGATTGAAGACATTAAAGTTATTATAGAATTTTAATAATAATAGGAAATATTTATGGCAACGACAAACATATATCATAAAACCGATGTGACCGGAGGATTTGACGATTTTGTCGAATCAAAAAACTTTCATCGTATATTATTTAGACCAGGACATGCTGTTCAGGCAAGAGAGCTAACTCAGTTACAAACATTATTACAAGCTCAACTAGATAGATTTGGTCAATACAATTTTAAAGATGGTTCAAGAGTTGTCGATGGTAAAGTTACACTTAATAACCAATATGAGTTTTTAAAATTAGAATCTACTTTTACTCATAGCTCACAAGGTTCTCAAAATACAGACAATGATTTAGCTAACTATGTTGGTAAAACAATAGTAGGTGATACATCTGGAGTTCAAGCCACTGTCCAAGCTGTTGAAGCTGCATCGGGTAGTGACCCTGCAACTCTTTATATTAAATATATTAACTCAGGTTCAAATAATACAACATCAACTTTTACTGCAGCTGAAGAGATTAGAACAACATCAGGTACAGTATTATATGGTAAAGTAAAACCAACATCAGATGTTCCAACAGGACAAGGTGTTATTGTAAATATTGAAGAAGGTGTTTACTTTATTGCAGGTAACTTTGTATATGTTCAAGGCCAATCATTAATATTAGATAAATACCAAACACATAACGATTACATTGTTGCACTACAAGTAACTGAATCAATTATTAATTCAGCTACTGATACATCACTATTAGATAATGCATCTGGTACTCCTAATGAGGCTGCGCCTGGTGCACAACGATATAAGATTGGTACTACATTAATTAAACAAGCTATCACAGATGCTGACCCTGCAGGTTTAGTTGCAAAGGCAGGATCTGATGGTGTAGCATCTTATGTTACTCTATTAACTGTAAAAGATGGTTTAGCTATAGTTGATGAAACAGATAAAACTCTTGATACAGAATTAACAAAAAGATTAGCACTAAGAACATTTGAAGAAAGTGGAGACTATAGTGTTGAGCCATATCAAATTACCATTAAAGAATATTATAATGATACTACAAATAATGGTTATAAAA